ACAAGAAACTATGTCATAGAACGTCTTTATAAAGAATCCACAGAAAGCGACAGCGATTCAGCACGAATAAGAGCATTAGAGTTATTGGGTAAAAGCGTAGCCATGTTTACTGATGTGACAGAGCAAAAGGAGAGCAGAGATAGCACAGAGATTGAACAAGAGATAGAGGAGAGAATTACACAGCTACTAGAGAGAGGAGGAGATTAATTCCAGAGAGTAGGGAAACACCACCCTATTTTGAAACCAGATAGATAGACCCCCCACCCCCCATAATGCACCCGTCATTCGCAGGACATACATACATAGTGATTTGCACAAACATATACCTATTTTCCCAATAGGTTACTAATTGCATTTTGCTAGCAGGTGCATATTAGACCCCCACCCCCTATTTTTGTAGAAATGAATTGGGTCCCATACCCCCCCCATATATTTTTTTACGAAAAATGTTGACTTTTGATGTGAAGACCTGCAATATTGTATGATCTGTAGATACATATACCTAGTATATACCAATCATCTAGTGCCTAAGTACCGTATGTACCTACTATAGGAACTAGATAAGATTTTTAATTTGGTATATACATTAGTAGGTATATACTAGATATATGAACTCACAAGTTTTAAGTAAGATTCAGAATCTCTCCCTTGAAGACAAAGAGGAATTGCTTAGCCTTCTAGAAGAACTAGACGAGGCGAAAGCTAGGGAGGCTTGTACCAACGATTATCTCAAGTTTGTTTATGAGATGTGGACTGCCTTCATACATGGTAAACACCATGAGATCATGGCTGAAGCGTTTGAAAGGGTAGCGAATGGCGAACTCAAGCGTTTGATAATTAATATGCCACCTCGTCACACGAAATCTGAATTTGCATCCTATCTATTACCTGCATGGTTTTTAGGTAGATATCCAGACAAGAAGATTATTCAGACTGCTCACACTGCTGAGTTGGCTGTAGGATTTGGGCGTAAGGTCAGAAACCTTGTCAACAGTAAAGACTTTAAACGTATATTCCCCAACGTCAGTTTGCAGGCTGATTCAAAAGCAGCAGGGCGTTGGAACACCAACAAAGGTGGGGAGTATTTCGCCATCGGGGTAGGTGGAGCCGTTACTGGTAAAGGTGCTGACCTGCTCATCATTGATGATCCTCACAGTGAACAGGAAGGTGCTAGCTCTGATATAAATGTTTTTAACCGAACCTACGAGTGGTACACATCAGGTCCTCGTCAGCGTTTACAGCCTAATGGCTCTATTGTTATAGTGATGACAAGATGGCATCAGAAAGACCTTACTGGTCAAGTAGTAGATGCTAGTGTTAAAAGGGGTGGATCAGACCAATGGGAAGTTATAGAACTTCCAGCCATATTACCCTCTGGCTCTCCTCTGTGGTCTGAGTTCTGGAAGTTAGAAGAACTAGAAGCTCTACGAGCAGAACTACCCTCGTCTAAATGGATGGCTCAATATCAGCAAGACCCTACTGCTGAAGAAGGTGCTTTAGTAAAACGTGAATGGTGGCAAGAGTGGGAATACCAAGAACCTCCTTACTGTGAATTTATTATTCAATCTTGGGATACCGCATTTTTGAAATCCGAAAGAGCAGACTATTCAGCGTGTACCACTTGGGGTGTTTTCTATGAAGAAAACGAAGAAGGTGCGTTTGCACCTAATGTTATTTTGTTAGATGCACATAAAGAGAGATTAGAGTTTCCAGAGTTAAAGAAACTAGCTATGGAGAAATACAATGCCTACAAGCCTGATGCTTTTATTGTTGAGGCAAAAGCAGCAGGGATGCCATTAATATTTGAATTAAGGCAAATGGGCATACCAGTTCAAGAATATACGCCTAGTAGAGGTAATGATAAGATATCCAGAGTAAATGCAGTTTCTGATCTATTTGCATCAGGAGTTGTTTGGGCACCTCAGACCAGATGGGCGGAAGAAGTTATAGAGGAGTTTGCTGCTTTTCCAAATGCAGAACATGACGATTTAGTTGATAGCAGTACGCAAGCTCTGTTAAGATTTAGACAAGGTGGCTTTGTACCTTTACATTCAGACGAAGAAGAAGAAGAATTAGAACCACACAGAGTCGCTGATTACTACTAGGAGTTTATATTGGCAATAGAAAGATCACCTGCTACACCAGTAGAAGGTTTAATAGAACAAGAGCCAGAAGATATTAGCATTTCTATAGAAAACCCTGATTCAGTTGCAATAGAAACTGAAGACGGAGGTATGCTAATAGAATTTGATCCACAGGAAGAAAGACCTGAAACAGACTTTGGCGATAATATAGCTGAAGTATTGGATGATGTTGATTTAGAAAGAATTGGCTCTGAGCTTATTGCTGCGTTTCAAAACGATAAAGATTCTCGTAAAGAGTGGGAAGACACTTACACAAAGGGTCTAGATCAACTTGGTTTAAAGATTGAGGAGAGAACTCAGCCTTGGAACGGAGCTTGTGGTGTGTTTCATCCTATGCTCTCTGAGGCGGTAATTAAGTTTCAATCTCAGGCTATATCAGAAATATTCCCTGCTAGTGGTCCAGTTAAGACTAAGATAGTAGGAAAGATTACTGAAGAAAAAGCTAAACAAGCTGAAAGAGTAGAAGATTACATGAACTATTTACTGACGTATGAAATGTCAGAATATAGAACTGAAACAGAAAAGTTATTATTTTCTTTACCTTTAGCAGGCTCTGCTTTTAGAAAAGTTTATTACGATCCTAACCTTGGAAGACCAAGTGGGATATTTGTTCCATCAGAAGATGTAGTAGTTAATTATGGTGCAAGTGATTTAGAAACTTGTGAACGTGCTACTCATGTAATGCGTAAGTCTTTTAATGAAATACGCAAGATGCAAGTAAATGGTTTTTATAGAGATGTAGAATTACCTGACCCAACTAATTCTTATTCTGATATACAAGAAAAATACAACGAACTTACTGGTGAGAATATTGGCGATAGGTTTGATCAAAGACACATGCTTCTTGAAATGCAGGTTAATCTTGACTTGCCTGGATTTGAAGATGAAGTTGATGGCAAACCTACAGGTATTCAGTTGCCATACGTTGTCACTTTAGATTTTGGCACTGGTACTATTTTAAGTATTAGAAGAAACTATTACGAAGATGATCCACAAAAACGTAGACGTTCTCATTTTGTGCATTATCAATATTTGCCAGGAATAGGATTTTATGGATTTGGTTTAATTCACATGATAGGTGGATTAGCTAAATCAGCTACAAGTTTACTTAGACAGCTAGTAGATGCTGGTACATTATCTAATTTACCAGGTGGTCTTAAATCTAGAGGTCTAAGAATTAAAGGTGATGATACACCTATCATGCCAGGTGAGTTCAGAGATGTTGATGTACCAGGTGGTGCTATAAAAGATAATATTACATTTCTACCCTATAAAGAGCCTTCTCAGACGCTATATTCCCTCCTTAACACCATTGTTGAAGAAGGTCGTAGGTTTGCAAGCATATCTGATATGAAAGTATCTGACATGAACTCACAGGCTCCAGTTGGCACAACGCTAGCATTACTTGAAAGAAACATGAAAGTAATGAGTGCTGTGCAAGCTAGATTACATGCCTCTATGAAAAAAGAGTTTGAAATACTTGTAGGCATTATTAAAGACTTTGGCAACCCAAGTTATCCTTATGAAACAGATGAGGAAGAAGATATTAAATCATCAGACTTTGATAAAAGAGTTGATGTATTACCAGTTTCTGATCCCAATGCAGCTACTATGGCTCAAAGGATTATGCAATATCAAGCAGCATTTCAGTTGGCAACTTCTGCACCAGAAATGTATGACCTTAAAGAATTACATAGACAAATGCTTGAAGTTCTTGGTATTGAAAATGTGGATGATATTATCCCAGAAGATAATGAGATACCACCAGTTGATCCAGTATCAGCAGTACAGAATTTAATTAATAATAAACCAGTTAAAGCGTATGAGTTCCAAGACCATGACGCACACATACAAACTGTTGCAGCAGCACAGGATAATCCAGAAATACAAGCTATTTTAGGAAAATCCCCCAACGCATCCTCTATATTAGCTGCTGCATCAGCATATGTTAATGATCATTTAACAATGAAGTTTAGAAATCAAGTAGAACAAGAAATGGGTATTGAGTTACCTCCAATAGGAGAACCATTACCAGCAGACGTTGAGAAACGTATTTCAGAACTTGTAGCACAAGCAGCAGGTAGAGTAACTCAAAAAGCTATGATGGATGCTGAACAGCAAAGAATTAATGAACAAATGCAAGACCCATTAATACAAGCTAAACAAGCAGAGATAGCTATTAAAGAAGCAGAAGTACAGCGTAAAGCAACTGCTGATGCTGCTAGATTACAACTGCAAGCACAAAGACAACAAGACCAAAAAGAACTTGAAGAAAGAAGAATTAGCTCACAAGAACAAATTGCAGGTGCTAATATTGGTCAGAAAATCGCTAGCGATTTGCTAGATAGCGATTTACAAAACAAAAAACAATCAGCAAAAGAATTTAAAGAAGGTATTGACATCGCAAAAGATTTCGTGAAAGATATCAATACGAATGAATAAAGACATCAAAGAGCTATCACTTTTTGAATTTTTACAAAAGCGATTGCGTGAGGCTTTAAATGAACATGCCGATCATATCTCTACAGGAAACTGTAAAGACTTTCCAGAGTATAAGAGATTGACTGGTGTAATCGAGGGTTTAGCCCTTGCAGAACGTGAACTTCTTGATTGGATAGAAAGGAACGTTAAAGAAGAATAGGAACTCGACTCCTTAATGTCGTGCAAATTTATGAATAAAGAAAAAGAAATACCTCAACCAGAAAGCGTAAAAAAGCCAGAGGTTAGCAAGGAAACTAAAAAACAATTACCAGAACCGAAAGGTTATAGAATTTTAGTTGCTATGCCAAAGGCAGAAGAAACCACTGACGGTGGAATTATCAAAGCATCAAGCACTATAAGAGATGAAGAAGTAAGTAATATCTGCGGATATGTACTTGAACTTGGTCCAGATGCTTATGCAGATAAAAATAGATTCCCAAGTGGTCCTTATTGCAAAAAGGGTGATTGGGTTGTTTTTCGTGCTTATTCAGGTACTCGTATGAAAATGTATGGACAAGAGTTTCGTTTAATAAATGATGACACTGTGGAAGCAGTTGTTGAAGACCCAACAGGAGTAGTAAGAGCATGAGTGAACAAGTAATTGAAGAAAAAATTGAAACACAATTTATGCCTAACGAGGATGGAGAATTGAAACCACAAACATCAGAAGAAAAATTTTTTGGTGTAAAAACAGAAATTAAAAAATCTGCACCAGAAGATGAACTACAAGTAGAAATTGTAGATGATACTCCAGAGGAAGATAGAAGACCTCCCAAACAACAAACTGAAGAAGTTGATGTTGATGACGATACTATAGATGCAGAAATTACTGAATATAGTAAAAGAGCAGGTGATCGTATAAATAAAATTAAATACGAATATCACGAAGAAAGACGAGCCAAAGAATCTGCTGAAAGACAAGCTAAAGAAGCAGCAGCAAGATTACAAGACCTGATGACTGAAAACCAAAGATTACAAGCTATGGTTAATCAGGGCGGTGAAGTTCTTAATAAACAAGCATTAAATAATGCTCAATGGGCAAAACAAAATGCTCAAGCTAAGTATAAAAAAGCATACGAAGAAGGTGATGCTGATGCTATGGCTGTTGCACAAGAAGAATTATCAAAGGCAGTATTAGCAGAGCAAAGTGCTGGTAGATATGCACAAGCTGTACAACAACAGTTTGCACAACAGTATCAAGCACCTATACAACAACAACCAGTACAGCAACAAGAGTTAGACCCTGATATGAAAGCATGGTCATCAAAGAACCCTTGGTTTATGAATAATACTAATGAAGATCATGCTGAAATGACTTCTTATGCTTTAACTATAGATCAAAGATTACGCAGGAATGGAATACTTCCTGAAAAAGATTCACAAAAATATTATGCAGAAGTTGATAAAGCTATGCGTAAAGAATATCCACAGTTTTTTGGCGTTCAACCTTCAGTGGAAATTGAAGATGAACCACAAACAAGACAGCCTTCAAATGTTGTCGCACCAGTTACGAGAGCTACTGGTGGAAATACAAAACCTCGCAATATACGATTGACTCAGACACAAGTTAAACTAGCACGTCAACTTGGGATTAGTCCAGAGCAATACGCAAAACAATTATTAAAGGAGTCTTAAATGTCAGACGAACAAAACCTTAACCAAGAAGTTCAAGAAACTTCAGAACAAGTGCGTACCCCTAGGGGATCAGATGATCGAGAGATCACCCAACGACCCGAGAGTTGGGAAAACCCATCTAACTTACCAAGTCCTAATCCTCAAGAAGGTTGGGTCTTCAGGTGGATAAGAACAAGTTTATTAGGTAACACTGATAATCCTAATGTTTCAAAAAAATTCAGAGAAGGTTGGATTCCTTGTAAGGCAGAAGATCATCCTGAGTTACATATTCACATGATGGACTACAAATCTGAATGGGCAGAGAAAGGAAATATTGAAGTTGGTGGGCAACTGTTATGCAAGATGCCAAAAGAGAAAGCGAAAGCTAGAGATGAGCACTTCCAAAGAATGGCTCAAACTCAAATGGAATCTGTAGATAACGTATATTTTAAGGACCAAGATTCTAGAATGGCTACCAAACAAGTATTTGAACGTAAATCTCAAACAACTTTTGGTAAAAAATCCTAGTTTCTTGAATTTGTAATTTAATAAACAGGAGAAATTATGGCTAGTTCAGCTACACCTATGGGTGCTAGACCTGTAAGCTCATTAGTATCTTGTGCATATAATGCGAAAATTACTCATTACAAAATCAAAAATGCTTATGGAACATCCATTTTCTATGGCGATTTTGTAAAGTGGGCTGATGATAACCCGAATACTACTATCCAAAAAGATACTGGTACTACAACATTAACCCCTATTGGAGTTTTCCTAGGATGTGCATATACTGATCCTACATCAGGTCAATTCACCACTTCTCAATATTTCCCAGCTTCTGTAGCTGCGGATGATATTGTTGCGTATGTCGCTTCTGATCCATTTGTAGTAATGCAAATGCAATCAGATGAATCACTTACTCAAGATGACTTGGGTAAAAATGTCGGAGTCGTACAGACTGCTGGGTCAACATCTATTGGCACAAGCAGAAATGCGATTGATGGAAGTACAGCAGCTACTACCAACACACTACCATTAAAGATTATTGACTTTGTTGATGGTCCTGATAGTGAAGTTGGTGACAGCTATACTGACGTATTGGTGATGTTCAATGTTGGGCATCAATTACTTAACACAACAGGCATAGGCTAATAGGAGAACATTATGGCAGCTATTTCAAGAGCACAAGAGCTAAAACAACTCCTTCCAGGTCTTAACGCACTGTTCGGAGATGAGTACAACAACTACGAAAATGAGCATGAGCAAATTTATGTAACTGAAAATTCTGAAAGATCATTTGAAGAAGAACTCAAGTTATCAGGTTTTGCTGCTGCTCCAGTAAAAGATGAAGGTGCTTCAATATCTTTTGATACAGCACAAGAGTCTTTCGTAGCTCGTTACACACATGAAACTATTGCTTTAGGTTTCTCAGTTACTGAGGAAGCAATGGAAGATAATCTTTATGTAAGTTTATCTGCTAGATATACTAAAGCATTAGCAAGAGCTATGGCTTACACTAAGCAAGTCAAAGCTGCATATCCACTAAATAATGGGTTTACAAGCAGTTTCCAATCTGGAGATGGCGTAAACTTATTTACAGCTAGTGGTGATGGAGTATCAGGCGGTGATGGTCACCCATTAGTGTCTGGTGGCAAGAACTCTAACAGACCAGTCACAGGTGCTGATCTGAATGAAACATCTTTAGAAGATGCAGTAATTCAAATTAGTAAGTGGACTGATGAAAGAGGTCTTAAAATTGCAGCTAGACCTAAGAAGTTGATCGTTCCTACTGATCTACAATTCGTAGCTACTCGTCTACTAGACAGTGAGTACAGAGTTGGAACTGCTGACAATGACATCAATGCAATCAGAAACAATGGTGTGATTCCAGAAGGCTTCTCAGTTAATCATTATTTAACTGATACTAATGCTTTCTTTATCATTACTGATGTGCCTGATGGCATGAAGCACTTTGTCAGAAGTCCAATGACTACAAGCATGGATGGAGATTTTGATACTGGAAACGTAAGATATAAAGCAAGAGAAAGATATTCATTTGGAGTATCTGATCCGCTTGGTATCTGGGGTTCACCAGGCTCAAGCTAAAACTTTAAGGGGAGCTTTTGCTCCCCTTTTTTTCGTTCTAGGGGATTTTTTTTACTGTCTATCAACTGCCCTAGCAGACAAGCCAAGATGATAGACTTTTTCTCTTTGGAGGAATTATGGCAACAACAACTTTTACTGGAGCCGTTAGATCAGAAAATGGTTTCCAATCAATAACAAAAAACACAACTACTGGTGCAGTTACTGTAGAAGCAACTTATGACACTAGACCTAACTTTAGGGTAACTGTTGATAATTCAACTCTTAACACTGGTGCTGCTGTTACAACTACACTCACTACAAGTCAGTCAGGAACTATCTTTGAAGTAGATGGAACTGATGATATTGTGGTAAATATGCCAGCTTTAAGCACAGATAATGTTGGTATTACTTACGAGTTTTTTGTAACAACCGCAGTTGGTTCAGGAAAAACAGTTACATTTGTTCTACCTGGTGCTGGAGTTTCAAACTTCTTTGGTGCTTTATCACTTATGGGTGGTGCTGCTGCTAATCCAGCTTCTGATGTTGCAGGTGATACTTTAACTTTACCAGCAACTGTAGCTGTAAATGCTAGAGTAAAACTTACTTGTATCTCAGATGATGGTACTAACTCTACTTGGAAAGCAGAAACTCTATCTACTCCAATAGCAACTATTGCTTAATAGGAGAATACTATGAGTTTAACATCAGCAACAGATGTTCAAGCAGTATTCATTGAGGCTGATACTGATGCACTAGATGCAGATAGCATTAGCCAATCGCAAACACCATCAGGTGCAGGTAATTTAACCATTAATGGTGCAAAAGCCTCTGGTGGTGTTGCTACTTTTAATTCTGCTAGGCAAGTAACAATTACTTCAGCAGCAGATGATCAAGCTAGAACATTTACTATTACAGGTACAGACATTAATGGTTTTACCATTTCTGAAGCAGTAGCTGGTGCTGATACAGCAGCAGCAACAAGTACAAAGCATTTTAAAACAGTAACACAAATAGCAGTAGATGATGCTACTGCTGGTGCAGTTACGGCTGGTATGAATACATCTGCTATAGCAGTTGTATTTGCAGGTCGTTCAAGACTTAAAGGTGCTTTTATAGTAAATTCTTCTACAGCAGGCACTGTTTCTTTTAGAGATAGTTCTGATGCAGGAGAAAGTGGTACAACTAAATTACAACTTGGTACTGTAGCAAGTGCAACTGCTGAAAGGGATGTTACTATTCCTGGAGAAGGAGTTGTATTTGTAGATGGAGTTTATATTCCATATACAGCAGGTACTACTGTTTTTACAAGTATTACAGCATTTCACGCTTAAAGGTATTTTTATGAAATTTATTATTGCAGAAAACGGCAACTTTCCACCACAATACAATGTATTGCAGGAAGGCGAAGATGGTATTTTTAGAGTAGTATTTGGACCAGACCCAGATTTAATTGATGCACAAAGAAAGCATCAAGAATTATCTGCACCTAAAAAGGTTGAAAAAAAAGAGTCTGTTAAAAAAGAAACTGTTAAAAAAACACCAGCTAAGAAAAAAACTGTAGCTAAAAAGAAAACAGTTAAGAAAAAATAGTGTTAGATAAGACTCTATTGATGAATGAACTTCGTCAATGGAGTCGCACTGTTTTAGAAAAACCACAGGAAAAATTTAATAATCTTCCTGCATGTCCACATGCAAAAAAAACTTGGGATAACAACAAAGTAAATGTTGTTATTAGTCAGTGTGAAATGTGGTCAGACCTTATGGATTACATTATAAATTTTGATGATACTTATGATGTAATTATTTATTGTGGTGATAACTATGAAAATATTACCGCAGATGAAGTAGATACAAGAATTAATCTACTAAACAAACAAGTCAACAGATTAAATTTATATGTAATGGGATCACATCCTGATACAGAAATAGAATTTGCAACAGAACAAAAAGAATTTATGGCATTATTTGAAGATGACTATTATCAAATATTTGTTCAAAGATTAGATGTTTTAATAAAAGCATCTGATAATATTATTAAAAAAGGTTATTATAAAAACTATAATGATCAACAATATCAATCTCAAATCTTAAATAGGAAAAATTATGAAAGATAGAATGAAAAAAATGGGCGGTAAAAAAACTGGCGTTATGAAAAAAAACATTGGTAAAAAAACTGAAATGCGTCACATGAAAAGTGGCATGGGTTCTAAAATAGAAAACTTTAAAGACATGATGTACAAAAAGTTTGGTGGTAAAACATAAACTGGTAAATTATTTTTAGTTATTTAAATATTTTTTATGCCTATTAGAAAAAAGGCTAAAATGCCTGCTAGAAACAAAAAGAACTTTAGACCTACTAAGTCAGGTGCTGGTATGACTGAAGCTGGAGTAAAAGCCTATAGAAGGTTAAATCCTGGTTCTAAGTTAAAAACAGCAGTAACTGGTAAAGTTAAAAAAGGTAGTAAAGCTGCAAAACGCAGAAAATCTTTTTGTGCTAGATCAGCAGGGCAAATGAAAAAATTTCCAAAAGCAGCAAAGAATCCTAATTCAAGATTGCGACAAGCTCGTAGAAGGTGGAAATGTTAGATGGTAATGACTAGAGCTAATTTTGGTGTGATGACTAATAAAGCACCTGCAACAAAAAAGAAATATGCCGTTAAGAAAAGGAAGATCAAGAAAAACAATAAGCGATAATATATCTACGCTTATAAAAGAAGGTAAACCTCGTAAACAAGCAGTGGCTATAGCTTTACAAAAAGCAGGTAAAAAAAGGAAAAAATAAATGGCAACAAGCGGAACAACTACATTTAATTTAGATTTATCAGATATCATGGAAGAAGCCTATGAACTCTGTGGTCTTGTTATGCGTTCTGGTTATGAATATCGCACAGCTAAAAGAGCTTTAAATTTAATTTTTCTTGAGTGGCAGAATAAAGGTTTAAATCTTTGGAAGATTGAACAAGATACAATTACTTTAGTAGCAGGCACATCATCTTATGCTGCTGATACAAGTGCATTAGAAATAGTTGATGCTTTTATAAGAACAGATGCAGGTGATACATCTAATCAATTTGACCAAACATTAAATAGAATATCTAGAACACAATATAACCATCAAGCTAAAAAACTTACACAATCTAAACCTACACAATTTTATGTAGATAAAAATACATCAGGTATAAATATTGTAGTTTGGTCAACACCAGATAGTGCACAAACATATACTTTAGTTTATGACTATATTAAAAGAATTGAAGATGCAGGTGATCCAGCATCAAATAACACAGATGTACCTGTACAGTATTTACCATGTTTAACTTATGCTTTGGCATATAATTTAGCTTGTAAATCACCAGAAGCACAATCAAGAGTTCCTATGATTAAAATGAGATATGATGAACTATGGAACGAAGTGAGTGATGCAAATAGAGAAAGAGCATCTGTAAAATTTGTTCCTGATAGTAGCGTTTATAATATTTACTAATGTACGCTAAAGGATCAAAAGCACTTGGATTATGTGATCGGTGCGGTTTTACTTATAAACTTGCAGAACTTAAATATGAAGTTCAAGATCAAGTTAGAAATGGATTAAGAGTTTGTAGCGTTTGTTTTGATCCAGACCAACCACAATATAGAGTTGGTGAATTACAGACATCAGACCCACAAGCATTGTATAATCCAAGAGTAGATTCAGGAGAAAAAACATCTACAACTTATTTTGGATTTGATCCAGTAACAAGCACTGGTATTGTAATGCGAGGTAATGTTGGTAAAGTAACAATAACGACAAATTAACATGACATACGCAGAATTAAAAAGTTTAATACAAGACTATACACAAAATACTGAAAGTCAGTTTGTTGCTGATTTACCTACATTTATTCAACAAACAGAAGAAAGAATATTAAAGACTGTTCAACTTCCAGTATTTAGAAAAAGTGTAGAAGGTCAAACTTCTAATGGTAATGAATATTTAGCTACTCCTTCAGATTTTTTAGATAATTTTTCATTAAGTGTTACTGTAAGCGGATCACAACAATTTTTATTATTTAAAGATGTAAACTTTATAAGAGAAGCATATCCCAGTGTAACATCTACTGGTGTGCCAAAACATTATGGTTTATTTAGTGATGAAAATTTTATTTTAGGTCCAACGCCTGATGATTCTTATACAATGGAGTTACATTATTTTTATAGACCTGTATCATTAACAGCAGGTGCAGATAGTGGAACAACATGGCTTTCAGACAATGCTGAAAATGCTATGCTTTATGGTTCATTATTAGAAGCATATATATACATGAAAGGTGAAGCAGATTTAATAACTTTATATCAACAAAGGTTTATGGAAGCATTAGCTAGATTAAAAAATCTTGGAGAAGGAGATAATACTGTTGATGATTATAGAGATGATGTTGTTAGGGTTAGAAGAACATAATGTTTAGTGTTGATGTAAGCCCAACTATAGGGAATGTAAAAGTAGAAACAACAGACAATAAAGGTTTAAGTCCTGAATATTGGACTCAAAGAATAGTAGAAAAACTTGTTAGTATAAGTGATGGTGCTGATCCTATGATAAAAGCACAGGCAGAAGCATTTAAAAAAGATATACAAACAGTAGTTTTACTATACATAAAACAAGCTATAGCCAGTGATCGTGCTACTGTGGCTGGTCTTTTAGAAAAACAAGGTCATAAAGATATGGCTGAAATTATTAGGAGAATATAAATGGCAATTACTCAAGCTATGTGTACCTCGTTTAAAGTTGAGTTATTAACAGGCACACACGATTTTACAAACTCAACAGGCGATTCTTTTAAACTTGCTTTATATACAAGTAGTGCAACTTTAGATGCTTCTACTACAGCATATACAGTAAGTAATGAAGCATCAGGAACTGGTTATTCTGCTGGTGGTGGTACATTAACTAATGTAACTCCAACATCATCAGGAACAACTGCATTTACTGACTTTGCTGATTTAACATTTTCTAGTGCAACAATAACTGCTAGAGGTTGTTTAATCTACAATGACACAGAAAGTGGTGATCCAGCAGTTGCAGTATTAGATTTTGGTGGAGATAAAACTTCTACCAATGGTGATTTTACTATTCAATTTCCAGTAGCAGACGCATCAAACGCAATTATTAGAATAGCCTAATATGGCAAATATTACAGGATGGGGTCGAGATACCTGGGATTCAGGTGCATGGGGTGAAGCTGCTCCTGTAATTTTAACTGGTGTAGCTGGTACAACTGCACTAGGAGATGAAACAGTTATTGCAGATGCTAATGTATCTGTAACTGGTTTAAGTGCAACTTCAGCATTAGGTGATGAAACAGTAGTTGCAAAAGCTGTTATATTACCAACAGGATTAGCTGCTTCTACAACGCTACCGCCATCAGCAAATGAATGGACAGCTAATAACGGAGCAACTATTTCTACTGCTCAATCAAAGTTTGGTGGAGCAAGTTTATTATTAGATGGTGTAAACGATAATGTAATCTCTAATAGTACCTACGACTTTCAATCAACTGCCTTTACTATTGAGTTTTGGGCAAGACCTGCAAATGCAACTCAAGATGAAGTACTTTTAGATACAAGAGATTCAACATCTAATCCTTCTATATATTTTAGGCAATCAGGAACCACTCTTTTAGTCGGTAGAGGAACAGTAACTTTACTTACTGTTAATAATGTATTTTCTGCTAACACTTGGGTTAGCTTGGCTGTAACAAGAGGTGATCCTTTTACTAATACTTATACAGTCTTTGTTGACGGTAATAACGAAGGAAGTATTTTACTAGGAGCATCTCCAACCGCTTCTGATATACATATCGGTTCTGATTTTAATAATACAAATAATTGGTCAGGCTATATTGATGAAATTAGATTATCTGATATAGATAGATATGGAGGAACATCATACAC